CCTTTTTTGATATGCTACGCCCGCCGCGTCTAGGCGCGTACGAAAGGAGGTGAAACTATGAAGTTTAAGACAGCTTACGATCCTGTAGAAGAACATGATCATTGCGGTATTGAGTTTACTATGCCCTCTCTTACGGTTCAGGACGAGAAAGATGAAACTGATATCAATTACATCGTAAATAAGTATGCAGACGGTCAGAAAGGTATCATGACTATTGACCTCGGCGATAGTTCGCAATACGCTTATCTGCAGTTCGGAGATGCAACGCTTCCCGGTGACTATAGTACAGCTCTTGAGCTTGTGTCTGGAGTTCGTGAAGAATTCTACAGTTTACCCGCTTACGTTCGAGCAAAATTCGGTCACGATCCTATGAATTTCATCGACCGTTTGAATGATCCTGCAACGCTCGAATATCTCCAACAAGAAGGTCTGTATGGTAGCAATTATACCTTTGATGAACCACAACAGTCTGTAAGTAGTAAACAAACACAAGAAAAAAGTAACACTTTAGAACAAAATAATGAAGAAACACAAAAATAGTCGTCACCGAAGCCAGTTACTTACTTGATGTAACTGGCGTAGGTGACGCAAAAATAATCTAAAACCTAATAATAATTTGCTTTAGGTTAATTATTAGGTTTACACTTCGAAGAAGGTGAAATTTTGGCTCGAAAAAGAATAAGAGTTCGAGGACATCGCTTCAGCGATGCTCCTGCAATGTACATGAAAAGGACTAAGTTCGACCGTTCCCATGTTTATAAGACAACTTTTGATTCAGGTAGGCTTATACCTGTATTTATTGATGAGGTTTTGCCTGGCGATACTGCTCGTATGTCTGTTAATTACTTCGCTCGTTTGGCTACTCCTATTAAGCCTATCATGGATAATATTTATCTGGACTGGTTTTTCTTTTTTGTACCAAACCGCCTCGTTTGGGAACACTGGCAGAATTTCTGTTTTGAACAGGAAGATCCTGATGATCGTACTGATTATGTCATTCCTACTGTTACTGCTACTGGTAACTCTGATAATGCTTATGTAGGCTCTCTTTGGGACTATTTTGGCTTGCCCGTGAATACGTCTGGTAACTTGTCTGGTATTAGTGCGCTTCCATTCCGTGGCGTTTATCTTATTTACAATGAATGGTTTAGAGATGAAAACCTTCAGAAATCTGTTAAGATTCAGAAAGGCGACGCTAATGAGGTTCTAAATTCTGCTCGAGCTTCTGAACAGCCTTCTTGGGTTTTCACGTCAGGTATCAGTATTGTTCCCGGCTTAGCCTGTCCGCCTCGTGGTAAACGTCATGATTACTTTACTTCTGCTCTGCCTTGGACGCAGAAGGGACCTGGTGTATCTATAGGTCTTGCCGGTACCGCTACTTTAGTTGATCCTTCGCCTGTTTCAGGCTATTTTGTTTCGCAGGACGATGAAACTCTAGGCGCTGCTCAGCTTGGTGAAGAAGCCGGTGTTTATGGTGTTTATAAAGGAAACGGTTCATTAAAGTATCAAGGTGGTTATGATGTTACTATAGTTGGTCACGCTAATAACGGTTCTGGTATGAAAACTGCTTATACTAAACCTGGTTCTTCTTGGCTTTCTAAAGATTCTTATGCCGATCTTGATAGTTCAAGTATATTTACCATCAACAGTCTTCGTACTGCTTTCCAAATGCAGAAGTTCTACGAGCGCCTTGCTCGTGGTGGTAGTCGGTATACAGAAGTGCTTCGCTCTTTTTTCGGCGTAGTTTCTCCTGATGCTCGTCTTCAGCGTCCGGAATTTCTCGGCTCTTTCACTAAAATGGTAAATGTTAATCCAATAGCTCAGACTTCTGCAACCGACGACACCTCTCCTCAAGGCAACCTTTCTGCTTATGGTGTTACTGCTGCCAAGTTCCATGGTTTTACTAAGTCTTTTGTCGAACATGGTTATGTTTTCGGCTTTGTATGCGCTCGTGCCGATCTTACTTATCAGCAAGGTATTAACAAGATGTGGCTTCGCTCTACGATTTATGATTTTTATTGGCCTACATTCGCGCATCTTGGCGAACAGGCTATTGAACTTCGTGAGATCTATGCTCAAGGTTCTGAAGCTGATACTACTGTTTTTGGCTATCAGGAACGTTATGCCGAATATCGCTATAAACCTTCGCAGATTACAGGCAAGTTCCGTAGCTCTGTAGTTAATGGTTCTTTGGATAAGTGGCATTTGTCCCAGTTCTTTAAAAATGCGCCAACTCTCAATGAAGAGTTTATTATTGAAAATCCGCCCATTAATCGCATTATCGCCGTTACTGATGAACCTGAATTCCTGCTTGATGTAGGTTTTCGTTATACCACTGTGCGTCCTATGCCTATGTTTGGCACACCTGGTCTTGTTGATCATTTCTAAAAGGAGCTGGTTTTGTGTCTTGGCTTTCTAATACTTTAGGCAGTGTCGCTGGTTCTGTTCTTGGATCTGTAGTTCAGAATCATTACAATTCCGCTAATGCCGCACAGGCTAACGAGTGGAACGTTGAAAATTATAAACATCGTTATCAATGGGCTGTAGAAGATATGCGCAAAGCTGGTCTTAATCCTATTCTTGCTGCAACTAATGGTATAGGCGGTTCTATATCTGGAGCTTCAGCTGCTTCTGTAGGTATGAGTGATATTGGTTCTACCATGAACTCTGCTAAAGCCGCTAATGCCGCTGAAAGGCAGGCTAAGAACGCCGAGAATCTTGCAATATCTCAAATTGATAAAAACGTCGCAGAAGCCGATTCTGTGCGTCAGAGCACCCATGGTACAGTTCTTCAGAATGGTATTCTTGCAAATGATTTGAATCTTCGTGAGCAAACTTATGAAAAACGTCTTGGTTATGAGCTTGAAAAGATGAATTTGGAGCTTGAAAACCTTCGTCTTCAGGGTTCTTACCTTAGTTCTGGTGTTTTGAACAACATTGCTTCTGCTAATCGTGCTAATTCTGCCGCCGCTTTTGATAATATTCAAACTGAAATGGTAGGCATGGAACGTGATTTCTATAAGAATATTGAAAGTCTTACAGGTGTTCCTAAATCTGCCGCTACTGGCGTTGGTTCTGGCATCAAAAATGTTATAGGCTTCCTCGGAGGTCGTTACTTTGGAAGGAGATAATTTTTATGTCTAATAAAACTACTATGATTTTGACCTTCATTGTTTCTGTTGTTGTTCCTTTTATTCAGGAAGTTGTGGATCTAATTGAAGCTCTGAAAGGTAAAGCTTCTTCGAATACTGTTACTGCTAAAAAAGTTGCTTCGGACTTTCAAACCGATGTTGCTCAACTTGTTGAGCCAGTTTCTAATAAGAATGATTCTAAAAAAACTAGCCGTTTTTTCGGTTCTTGGAGGGATGCTAAATGAGGCGACGTCGCTTATCTAAACGAGGTTCTCGCCGTCTTTTTCGGCGTACTTCCAGATCTCGTCGTAGAAATTTTAAAAGAGTAGGACGAGGTGGATTTAGGATTTGACATTCTGACTTAATCCTGATACAATCGGTACAGGTGATTAATATGGTTTGTTACAATCCTATTCTTATGTACCCAGTTGAAGGAGCGATTACGAAAAATGGAAAACAACATTATAGTTTTTACGGTAGCCTTGCCTCTCACCCTGAGCTTGCTAGCGATAGCCGTTTCATTCGTTGTTCTTGTAAACAATGTATTGGCTGTCGCCTCGAAAATAGTAGACAGTGGGCTGTCCGTGCTGTTCACGAAGCCCGTGCTTCGTCTTCTGCTTATTTCGTTACTTGCACTTTCGACGATTATCATTTGCCACGTGATAAAAGCTTAAGTAAGAAATTTCATCAGACTTTCATGAAAAATCTTCGTCGTGAGTATGGTAGTGGTATTCGCTTCCTCGGCTGTGGTGAATATGGTGAGCTTCATGGTCGTCCCCATTATCATTACATCTTGTTTAATATTGATTTTGATGACAAAATTTTTCGGTTCCGTACAGACAGTTATAACACTTATACTTCTGCTCGTTTTGCCAAAGTATGGAAATACGGTATGCATCTTATTGGTGAGTTTAGTTTTGATTCTGCTGCCTATGTCGCTCGCTATATAGTTAAAAAACAGACAGGTAAAGACGCTCCTTCTCACTATAAAGGTCGTATTCCTGAATTCATGGTTGCTTCTAATCGTCCTGGTATAGGTGCTAAATGGCTCGAAGATCATTGCGAAGAATGCTATGCTAATGATTATGTTGTTATTAATGGTAAGAAGATGCGTCCTCCTCGTTATTATGATAAGAAATTTGATGAAACGCATCCTCACTGGATGGAGTTTATTCGTAATAACCGTATTGAGAAGATGCTTCATAACCTGGAGAATAATACTTTTGAGCGTTTGGTTGACCGTTGTCGAGTTCAAGAAGGAAAATATAAACATTTTCTTGGCAGAAAACTTGACAAGGTATTATGACTGTGTTATCATTAAGTCAGAAAGGAGGTATTTTTATAGAAAATTTTCGATCTGAGTTTGACGCCATTAGATCCTACTGTAAGCATAAAGGTATATCCTTTGACTTTATATTTAGAGGTTCTAAATACGCCGCTTACAGGATTAAACCTGATAACTGTAATGTTATTCGTATTGATAATGATTATTTTGTTTTACCTAATACTACGCATCTTATGATCCGTAGATTTTTGATTGCTTTAAGGAAAGGGGATTTAGATATTGAGACTTTATTCCATTTATGATGATAAGGCAGAACAATTTAGCCCTCCGCAAGTTTACCACAATGATATGCTTGCTCTTCGTGCTTTTCAAGGTATAGTGAACGATGATAAAATGCTTATTAAAAAATATCCTGAAGACTTTAGTCTTTATTATGTCGGTAACATTGGCGATTCTGATGGCCGTTATTATGTTGAACATTATGACGCATCCTGTATTCCTAAAATGGTTGGTCGCGCCATAGATTATTTGGAAAATCTTGACTCTGTACCTATAGAGTGATAATCTAACAAAGAGCGTATCAGAAAAAGGACGGTCTCGAAAGAGATCGCCCTTTTTTGATATGCTACGCCCGCCGCGTCTAGGCGCGTACGAAAGGAGGTGAAACTATGAAGTTTAAGACAGCTTACGATCCTGTAGAAGAACATGATCATTGCGGTATTGAGTTTACTATGCCCTCTCTTACGGTTCAG